TAGGTCTGTTGTGCCTGCGTAAAGTTCTGGATAATAAAGTGATACCTCCGAACCCCATACTTCAGAAACATTGTTAAGTCCGTTGTCTATTATCACGTTGGCCATCGTGTGTGCCTTCTGCTGAATGAGATTTGATCCTGGAGTCCTGTCCTCGCCCTTGACGTGCTTCTCTAGGCTACGGTGCATCACAGTTCCGATGTTAGCACTCTCTGTGGTTATCTGTTGTGCCTTCTCCGCACCAATCCTCTTACGCCATGCGTGTAGGTGTGTCATATCCTTTGTGGCACTCAACACGGTTGTCACTGACGGTACCTGCCTGCCGTCTGGTGTTTCATAATGTCGCTTGTGATTCTTTGTTACCCTTGCCAGTTCTCCATATGGATATTTCTGATTGTAGGTGATGCCCTTGTCGTCGAGAACATCTCTTGGTATTTTCATCATTATATTTTATATGGTATTTTTTATAAAGTCAACTACTTACGTCTGTTCATTGCTGACTTGGCCATCTGTTTGACTTTATCAGTGCTACCTTGATTATCAAAGTCCATCTCAGGATTGTCTTCTGCTTCTTGGTCTGTCTTGACAATAATCTTTTCGTTATCAAAGTCTGCAACCACATTTTTAAGGTCGCCATCTGCATCATAGATTCTCTTGAACACGTCATAGTTGAATGCTGGGTAACCCGTGTTGCTCATGATCTGTTTGACTGCGTCCATACTGACATCACTGGCTTGATCTTTCTCGTCAGCGTCGCCCTTCATGTTTAACAGGATGTTGATAAGTGCTGATTCTAAGTCTGTATCGCTTTTGTTAAATTCGAAAAATCTCACAGGATTACTTCCCTGCTAGTTTACTAAACAATCTGTTTGATGCTTCAAACACTTCTTTGGATTCTCTTTGTTCTCTGCCTTCTGGTTCTGTTCCACCCGCTTCGGCATCAGAGGCTCCAAACTCATCTGTCTCTTCTCCACCTTCTGAGTCCAGTGAGTCTAGATCTGTGTCCATGTCCATCGTGTCATCGGCGCCCATGGGGTCTGATGCTACTTCTTCTCCGGTCAAAATTCTTACACCGTTGTCTAGCTCTTGTCTAGTTGTCGTTAAAGTGGCTTCCGCCTGTTCAATCGCTGGTTGGATTTTTTGTAGGAATGCGTCTGATTTCTCAGCACCCATTTCGTCTCTGATTCTGTCTGCTAGTTCTAACATGCCTTCTGTCTTCATTGATGCTAGATCTTCCAGGAACGATGTAACTTTGTCCATCATGTCCTTGGCCGCTAAAATTAATTCTGATTGTTCTTCAACACCTTCTTTCACACCCTGCATGGTGCCTGTGCCTTTTGGCATCTTTTTCATTGCCATAAGTTTATTCACTGGTGTCGCCATTCCCATTGCTCCAATTCCAATTACTGGTACAACCTCGTTTGTCTTGCTTGCCATAAGTTTTGATGCCGCTTCTCTTTCGTCTGGACTTAAGGCTTGTCCTTTTTTAAGTTTGTCTCTGATCGGTGCTGTTGCTTTGTCTAAAACTGGATTTTTTTCTGTGTTGCCACCGTACTCACCAAGTTTTCTCTCATTGATTGCTTGATTGATGATGTCCAACATCATTTGATTCTTTTGATAACTGTCATCCTTCAGTTCTTGTCCGAAGTGTGTGTTCTGTGTGATTTCATGTATCTTTGTTCTCACATGATTTGCGTAGTCCTGTAGTTCGACTTCATTGAACGTTGTAAGATCCATAGTCATATTGAATCTGGATTCAAATTCCTTAAGTAAAGATTCAGTTGTAATGGGTTTTGTAAGGTCTAAGCTCTTCATACTGTGTTTATTTATTATCTACGTGCCGAACGTGTCATTAAAGATGTGCTGTATCTTGCTCTTGCAGTCGTCCGCTAGGCGGTTAGCGACGTCCAACCTGTCCCAGTAAACGTCTTCCATCTGTTCATCCTTCTCTTTCTGTGCTTCTCTTATCATACGTTTTGCACTCTGTATGTCAAACAGTTGTGATGCGTGTTTCGTGTCTAATTCTAGTATGTTGGCAGGCATGTTCTTGCCATCTGCTAGGTGGTGTGCGACCAATATCGCTGTCTGTTTTAAATTAATTACTTCGTGTAGCACCTTGGCCTCCAGCATGTCTGCTATGACATACACATATCTTGTGCCTGTGTACTTCTTAGGTACGATAGCAATATTGCCGATCAAGATACCTTTGGAAAACTGTTTGGGTAAGTGGTGGAACGGTCTTTTGGACTGTTCCTTAAGTGCCAGATCCGCAAGTTTGCCTTTCAGCCCGTATGCCTCAATCTGTTTTACCAGTTCTGATTTATTTTTTCCTGTCATCTGCAACAAACTTTATCTTCCTATTTAAAGCATATTGCATGTCGGCATCAAGTTTCTTTCTTACAAAAACCGCTTTGTCGGCCAACTTCTTGGCTCTGTCTGCATCTTCTGGTGATAGTTCGTTGCTCCTGAATGATTCAAGTGCATGTGCCTTGATAAAATCAACGTCCTGATCTGTGACGTAGACTCGAGCCTTTGGTGCTATCTGTATAAACATTTAATGGTAATTTTTAGCCTGGCATCTTCATCAGGATCACTACCACTGTCGATAGTAAACCTGCGACTACTGTGCCTGCCGTTGCTATGATTGTCTTGGTCTGTGATTTGTGACTGACACCCATGTCTTCATTCATCTTGGCTAGTCGTATTTCGATCGCACTCAATCTATCGTGTAATCCTTTGTATCTCTCCGAACAAAGGTCTACGTGTGCTTCTAGGTTCTGTTTTTCTAATTCTGTTGTACTCATTAATATAATAATTTCTCTCAATTCCTGTTTGATCTCTCTGATCATTTCTCCTATAGCCTGGAATTGTGCCTGTTGCATTGCCTGTAATGAGCCTTTAAAGTTTTATATTTTGTGCCTAAATGTACTGTTATTTATTCTGCCAGCCACCATACGTAAAGTATGTGTTTATTATATCGCCTGAAAGTGCGTTAATTACTTTCTGTTCTTTGGTGGGAGTATTGAGTGCTGTTTTTTGCAGGTCCTTGGTAATGAAAGTCTGAATGGGAAAGTGTGCGGTGTTCTTGCATTCTGTTAACACAGGCACAAGATTGAAGTCCTCGATCAACTGCTCTGTGGGATTGTTAGCGTTGCCGAACACATCAGTTTGCTCTGTGTAAAATGTGAAATGCCAAGATTTGTTGTGTCCCTCATAGTACTGGCCAAATTTCGTCATGCTAAGGTCATGAGAGAATCTCACGGGGTCTTCTTCCCAAACAATGTTTCCTCTAATTTGCAACATCTGTATCATTGTGTTGAAGTTGTTGTTCTGGTTCCTGGCGAGCCTCAGGCTTTCCTTGCCGTCAATGAGATCACCCGCGGCCGTCTCGAATGGGAAGGTCTTCGTGAGATTACCATTTTTGGTGATATCCACCAGGGTGTGCATCATGTAACTGTGCATATAAATCTACTTGGCTTTTGATTCTGCTATCTTCAGTTCGGCCTCTGCCCATTGTTCCTTGGTCATCATGATATCTGCAGGCTCTTGCAATCTTTTAACGTCTCCGGGTATCAGTTTTTTTAGTCTCATACTGAATAGGCCTCTCTTCCTACCGCTCTCAAGGACCAGTACCGGGTGTCCCCATTTGTCGATCTCGATTGCTTTAATTGTTTGATTGGCAAGATGCATCCTGCCGGCCTCTACCACGTCTCCTACCTCTATCTCTACTGTGAATTTCTCTACCATAGTATTCTCCTTTGCGATATTTAAGCCATAAAAAAAGGGCGGACCTAATTAAAGAATCCGCCCTTTGGTAATTTAAAAAGTATTATGCGTTAACTCTTGCTGAGTTTACACCGTATACTTCATCAACACCCGCTGATGTTACACCGTCTGCTGGTAGGTATCTCACGTCTACGTGAACACCACCTGCTGAGTCAGAAGTTCCTGATATTCTTGCTAGGATTTCTGTTTCGATGTCTGCTTCTGCATCTGCGATGACTCCTGGGTCAGAAGCGTCTGCTTGGTTTGGATCCAAGTTTATGTCTCCTGTAGAGTCTGCCGCGTTGAACTGACCTGGTGTGCCTTCTACTATGAAAGTGTAGTAGTCACATAGTTCATCTTCAACGATAGATGCCGCCGCGGCCGCATCTTTCTCAGTTGCTTTTGCACCAAGCGTGTATGATTGAGCTAAGATAGTGCCGAACGTACCAACTAGCACACTCATGTCTTGGAACACTGAACCTTTAGTGTCCGGAGTAGTTGCTGTTGTTGTTACTTCGTCATCGAACATCATCTCGATAAAAGTAAGACCTTTACCTGTGAATGATTGTCTTCTGCTCATGTTTGCTGTTGCGTTACTTGTTGCTGGCATTAGTTTCTCCTTATGATTTAACTATTAACTAACAGCGTTTGCAGTTAAGATACCAATTTTAGTTTCTGTAACTGTTGCACCTGTTAAGTCTGCCGCAAGTCCAGGGAAACTAGAACTAGATTGATCTAATGTTCTAATGTACGCCTGTAAAGCCGCTTTAGTTGTTGTAGATGATAGACTGTCTAAATTGTCAGTTCTAACCATGTACGTTTTTTGTGTGTCCGAATCAACCAATGGGCCTTCTGCTAAAATGTGAAGTCCGTGATGTTCGAATGCATGTCTAACCATTTGTAGACCTGCTGTTGTTGAGCCTGTAGTTAAGTCTCCTGTCTCTGCTGAAACGTCAACGATGAAGTCAACTGTTAACAATGTTACGTCAACACCTTCTGCTTCGAAGTTTTGGTTCAGTGAGAAGTTTCCTTTTCCACCTGCTACTTTTGATCCTGTATAAGCCATGTTATATTCTCCTTATGATTATACTATGTTATTACGCTACTTGGGTGTCAGACATGTCTCTGTCGCCTGCAGTCGCTGAACTAATAGTTGCTGTAACTTTATCTGGAGTTAAGCCGTCTAATGCTCTGATTGCCGCTTGGATTGCCGCTACCGTAGTAGTTGAACTGATCGTGTCTAAACTGTCCGCTCTTACCATGTAAGTTTGTTCAGTGTTTGAGTTACCTAATGCACCCATACCTAAGATGTTAACACCTTGGTTTTGGATTGCGTCCATAGATAATTTAAGACCCGCTGTGTTTGCCGCCGCAGTAGAATGTGTAATCTCTGCCGCCATTGATGAAATGTAATCCACTGTGATGAAATCCACTCTAACACCTTCGCCCTCGTGAGCTAAGTTTGGTGTTACGAAGTTTGCTGGTCCACCCGCTGGGATTGATGCGTCGTATGCCATGATATATCCTCCTTTTGTTTCTCTGATATTATAGCGATGCTCCCGCTCCGGGAACATTTGTATCTATTTATTGGTAAAGTTGGTAAATTATGCTACAATATTATGATTTCCACCAGATCTCGTCACTTTTAATCCTAGAATCCTTGTGATAACCTAGTTCCCATAATATTTCTTCACATTTTTTGACAATGCCAGGCCTCTTTCGTCTCTTCATTTCGATGTTTATTATCGGGTTGTTACGGGCCAAAGTCTCCCTGGCACCATTCAATAATGGAACCTCAGACCCATCAACATCTATCTTTACAAGATCTACATTGGTCAAACCAAAACTGTCCAGTGTCCTCATTTTGATATCTCCTGGTTCATCTTTGATTTGTGTGCTGTTGAAGTCTTGACTGGCCGAGTGTTCTTTGTCTGACAATCCATATGGATGTAAGACCACATTGTTTTCTGAAATATTCTTTTGGAAGCATTCTCTGAAATTTGGATTGGGTTCGAAACAGACGACGCTTTGGAATTTGTGTGCAAGTGGCCTAGTCCATTGCCCTATGTTACTACCTATATCCAGACACACACGCCACTGGCGTACGAAAGTAAATGCCCAATCCCTTTGCATTCTTTGTCCGTTGCCGGCATCTTCTAAAAAGGTTGGCTTGTCGTGCTGTCCATAAAGCACCCAGAAACTATTCTCGTATGGCACTACATTCCTTGCAGTCACAGTCAGGGCAGTCTCGGCATTCCCCACAAGATTGTCCACAGTGCTGTTCGCATTCGCATTTCTCACAGATGTACTTTATCATCATCCTAGTTCCTTGAATTTTCTTTGTATGTCGGTGTTCGGCAATTTTGTTTTCAACATCTGTTTCAACTTGTCTAGTGTCTGTGACCTAGATCTAGAGTCTAACCTGTTGAAGTTTGCTACGCCTCTTCTCACATTCCTATAGTTTGCATCTGTGATGTTAAGAGATCTTTCAAGTTGTGTGAGATATTTGAAATGATCCTCAAATGTACGTAGGTACCTTCGTAACTGCATGACAGGGACAGGTTGCCTTTGCCTCATGGCTTGTGCTTGATTCTTGTCCTTAAGTTTCTTTGTTATATCTGGATCACCAGACACGATGGCCAACATGTTGGCAAGGTCGTTGTTAATCATTCGCACTTGGTCGAAAGTACCTTTCGCCATTGTTTGTGCCGCATATGATTTAACAAAAGACTGTGTGTCCTTGTTTTGGCTCATCACTGCCAAGGCTAGGAAACTGAGATATATTCGTTCGGTAACTTCCGGGAACGTGAATCTCTGCAAGTCACTATGTCGTCTTATGACCTTGCCCTCAGATACATACTTTAAAAATGGTGTTAACATACAGGTATTTATAGGGCTTATGCAACGAAATTTTATTCTAACTGACGTCATGAAGACTGGTGATCACCAGCAACTAGAACAATTTATTAATTTGCATAGCCTAGCCAACCAAACTTTTGACATGACTAGTGAGTATTACACTTTACACGATTATGATTTAGATAGTTACGACAGGAAATTTGCTATTATAGATTGCAGGACGTCTAATATAATAATTGCAAAGAATACAGAATACGCGAAAGAGTTGAAGAAACGTTGTGACCTACTTCATAGTCAGGGTTTTAAGTTCATAAAGGCAACACCATGGGAGTCCTTAGACAACGTCAAAACTGTAACACAGCCTCCCGAAATAGATATTGAACATGTGAAGTGGACAGGAGGCACAAGTTGGTTTTGGTTTTACATGTATGACAAGCACAAGGATAGCAAGTTTAATTTTGATCATTCTAACAAAAAATATGACTTCTTGTATCTGAACAAACAACCTAGGGATCACAGGGTAAAACTTTATAATAAATTGTTAGACAAAGGCGTGTTAGAAAATAGTTTGTACACTTGTTGGCCCAACAGGAAACTGCCTGCGGAGTATGAACTGCCATGGGCACAGGACTATCCACGGTACGGCATGGACCAAGATATCTTTGAGAAACCATATAACGATACAGCCTGCAGTATTGTTTCAGAAACCAACGATAACGATCATGAAGTGTTTATGACAGAGAAGATATGGAAACCAATATTGGCACAGCATATTTTTATAGTGCATGGAAATTATCTGTACTTGCAAAAGTTAAAAGAAATGGGATTCAAAACCTTTAACAACTACTTTGAAGAAGCATATGATTTAGATAGAGACCCAAACATAAGAGCTGATACTATTGTTGATGTGTGTGATAGATTGCGTGATGCTCCATGGCAAGACATATATTTGCAGAGTCAAGCATTACGAAAATATAATTTTAATCACTTCTTTAATAAAGAAAAATTAAGTTTGGCGATTAATGATACGTTAAATCTATTTCTTGAATTTGCTGATAGCCGTCAAGTTTCTTCTTGAAAATCCTAGTCTATCTACCAACTTAACAGCATTTCCTGACCGATCAACAGCAACAAATCCTTCTGGTTCTGTGACTTCAAGTCCGCCATCCGTCTGTTGGAATGAACCTATGGCCTGTGCCTGGTTCATCTTCTCGAGAACAAATGCTTTCATTGTCTGAACCGCTTTATAGAATGTAAGCATGGCCTGTAGTGGTGCCTTTGCACCTGCAAGGAACTGTGGCATCTGCTTCATCTTGTCCTGTCTCAGTTGTAAGGCCTTCTGTGCCTTCAGTCCGGACATCTGTTGTTGCATTCTGTCTGCGTAGAACTTCTTGAATCCAAGCAAGAACTTGGCAACGTCTGTAGGTAGTTGTCCTTGTTTGACCATCGCGTTGATGTACATCTGGAACATGGGTATGAAGTCTTGGTTCTGTCCCAATACACTTGATAGGTTACGTGGAACGTTATTCAATAGTCCTTCTAACTTCTCTATGCCGTTGTAGAACTTTTTGGTTTCGTCGTCTGTGAACTTGGCACTACCAGATACATCTTTGTAAGTGGCGTTGTCAAAGAACACATCATTATTCTTTGTGAAGGAACTTACATCCGCCCCACCCTGTGCGTTCATGTCTGCCAATGAGTCTCCCACATAGGTTGTATGGAATATGATTCCCACTTTGGCTCTATCTATCTGTTTGCCCAATTCACTCGCTTCTGGTACTGCATACGTGATTGTGTTAGGTGTAAATGTTAGGTTAGGCTTGCCGTCTACGTTCTTACGTGTGATATCTTCATCTGTGTACAACAAGTCGCCTTGTACGACACCTTGTATGTTTAGTTTTTTCAAATGCACAAGACACTTTAATAGTTTTTGTCCTAGCTCGTCTGTGCCGTGATTAGTTGCTATGTCTTTTTTTGTGTAATTAATTTTAGCCGCCTGTGCAAATACTGATTTAGTGCCCACAAAAAACTTGCCGTTGTCTGGATTAGTCCCACACACCACAGCAGGAGCACCGTCCCACTTGACTGACACACTCATCGCCTCAGAACTTGATCCTTTAAGAGTTAGCAGTAGTCCTCTGAAGTATTCTAAAACAGCCTTGCCACCCTCATAACCGTCAGTGACAACTATGTCCTCTATGTGTTCAAGGTGTGTCCTCTTAAACTCAGTTAGGACATCTTCTATCAACATTGTCTAGTCCTCTTTGTATTCGCCGTCTTTGATTTTAAGGACATTTTGTTTCACGTCTCTGTTCTCTTTGATACGTGCAACGCCTTTGCTGAACTTCGATGCGTCCATGTTCTTGAGTGCTGAATTGAATTTCTTCTCTAGTTTGTATGCTGTGTCCTGGTCGAAGTTTTCTCTGATGTATGTCATCAGCCTTATCGCACTCTCAAGAATGTGTGAGGCTCTGCTCTCTACGACCTCCTCCTTGTCTCTTCTGAGAGGCATTGAGCTTAATTCTTCTAATAAACTTCTAGTATGTTTTTGCATTGTAGGTATTTACTCCTTATAGTAACACAATTCTAGCATAAGTCTACTGGTTTATCAGCCAGTAAATGCTTGTTTAAGTTTGCGATAAACGAAATACTTACGTTGATTCGTGTCATCACGTATGTCTAACACTTTTAAATTAAATATCTCAGATAGTTCTATTATAAAAGGTACATTCCATCCAAAGAACTCTATCCATTTTGCTTCAGGCTTATCGTGTTGTACTCCTGGATTCACTCTAAAGAACATTGTTCCATTGTCCGCTAGTAGATTCACACATCTACCTACTTCTGCGATTATCTTATCTCTGTTACCAAAGTTCACAGATCCCAAACACAGGACAACATCAAACAACTGCTCGGATTTGTAATCCAGTGTGCTTATTTGTATGTCTGCTAGATCGTTATATGGATCTATCCCTATAAGATTATCGATCTTGCCTTTGAATTCGTTGTATCCACAACCTACATCTAACACTGCTCTAGGTTTAAGACTGTTTACTTCTTCAATAAGTGCAAGGCCAGAATACTTCCATTTCTTCATGTCGTTCTGCCAATACTTGGAGAAGTACTTGTGTAGACAGGCATCGTCGATCAGCTCTGCATACTCTTCTAATGTGTCACAACGTCTAACAGTGACGCCAAATTTTTCCACAATGTATGGTTGTGTTATTTTTTCAATATCGTTTTGGCTGTAACCAAGAAGGTGTGCGAATATTTTTTTATTCATGTGCTCACAGTATATATTAAATACGCCGATACCTAAATCTTTTTCTTGATAGGTTTTGATAAAATCTCTCTAGTACGGTCTGACATCACACCTGTAATTACCAACATAGGTCTAGGTTTGTTGCTGGCGTTTGCTGTTGCGTGTGGAATGTTTGGCCAATCGAACTTATGAATGTCTCCTGTTCTCCATCTGTCAAACTGTTCATTGCCATACATGAGGAACTGTCCCGGCTCCCAATCCTGTAACATGACCATGATCCTTATTACATTGTCTGGATCTGTATCTAGGTCATACAGTTTATCTATGTGCATGTTCAACACTTCCCCTGTGAACTGTATGTGTAACTTAGAACTGACGATAGACATTTCAAAGTAGTCTGTCATTCTTTGCAGTGCCGGACATTTAGTAAAGTCCTTGAGTCCCCTGTATATGGTCATCTTCGGATCGGCACCTGCGGTCTTTAGATCATTCTCTTCTGCTTCTACATTGACATTAATATTTTCTCTGCCCGTCCCTTCTCTACGATTGCCCCAATTCAATGGCTTTGCATCTTCGAGAACAGATTGCAGTTCTGTTCTCCAACCACCTGTGAACTTACCCAAATGTTCAACACAGTCTGTGTCCTTATGCCATTTGTTAAAATGATAATTGCTCCTTGCTTTTGCGTCTTGCCAATTACTTGTAGACATATACCTGTATTCCTTTTTGTGCGTAATTGTGTATCCTTCCCTTATTGTTAGGAAAACTTATTTCTAACAGCCTGCAAAGATCAACATTGTCTTTTACTCTTGTAACTTTACCTTTGTTGTCCTTGATAAACTGCATTGTGTCTTTGTTCTCTGCTTGGATGTGTTCCCACATCTTGTCTAAATTTTCAAAGTATTGGTAGTTCGGATAAGTGATCTTGAACTCTCCGCACAGTTTCCACCACTCCAGACACTCGTAGTCGTTTCTGTAAACCATCACTATCGGATGGCCTTTGTCTTTGAGTTTGTCTAATTGGTGTGCGAATGTGTGTGCCTTGATTATTCTTTTGCCTTTGCCGGTGAACGGTTCATCCCATGCGTCCACACCAAACTCCATACCCGGATCCCAATAGGCCCCGATGTGCATTAAGTGACTGCGTCCAGGGGTATCAGCATCGTGGTGGTAGGTTCTAGCCTCTGAATAGTCTGTGTGATCAATGTCATCACTCCAGTAGATATTCTTAACAACACTACTCCACTTTGATCCCGGTGCCCCTGTAAACAGTATGTACATTATTTTGTTAAATCTTCTTTGTACACAGCATTGTAACCCAACTGGTTCTTGCCGAACTCAGTAAGTGTTTTCAATGCACCTGGCGTAATGAATGACTTCAGTGTTCTCACTGCGGCGTCACCCTCTGCACCTGTCCGCCATTCATACTTGCCCACTTTCTTTTCGATAGCGGCCACTGACGCTGGATCCTTGATCATCTTGTCCAAAGCGGCAACAAGTTTCGCTCTGTTTGGATTGCCCTTGTTGACCCAGAATGCTTTCTGTAATGCATCTCTCCAACTCTTGACAAGTTTGTATGCATCATAGAAGTCACCACCCGGTGCGACACCATACGTAGATTCAAACAACGCTTCAAACGTTGGCTCTGTGAAGTTAGGATCTTTGTCGTGGTCACCTGTTTTTACATTCAGTAGTCCATGATGGAACCATGTGTATGCGTCACCTTTGCTAATCACAGGCATCACATGTTTCTTGTAAGCGGCAGGGTTTTCCCTGGTTGCGTTCAAGTCACCTCTGATGAATGCCAGTCTTCTCTCAGAACCTCTCATTCCTTTTACCCAAATGATTTTGTCCTCGAATGTTTTTATTGGATCACCTGTTGGTCCTGTAAGCAACATAACGATAGCCATGATCTCTGGAGTCATTCCAGATCCCGACGGAAACTGTATAGGTCCGTTAGTGGTATCCGCTTTGTTCCTTGCGCCAACGATTATGTTAAGATTCATGTGTCCCACTGATTCCCAATCAAAGTAATTGTAATCAACAGGTTCAACAAGATAAGATATACCGTTACCACCATGTGATACAAGTATAGTTTTGTCGTCGAACCTCAGTTTGTTTTGGAACTCATTTGGTCCAAGTTGATCTCTTGCGCCTGGCTTGTAGATAAGATTGATCTTTTCACCTAGGTGTTTCTCCCATTCCTGTACAACTATCTGTGCCCACACAGAAGTTCCACCAGATGGTTTTTGTGGCACGATTAGATTGTAATCTGCCAATGCCGTTGTTGCCATTAAGAACAAGGCTATTATTGTTTTCTTAAGCATAGTCTAGTTTACTCCGTTTTGTTAGTCCCCAGTACAGTAAAAGTATAACACAGATCATTATGAAAATAAAGATCGGTCTAGTGATTAGATCTTGCATTGTGTGGAGGGTTGTTAATTGATAAGTGAGGCTATATATTCGATCACTTAATAGATATCCAATCAGCAGTGCTGGCCTGCTAACTTGGAATTTTTTACATAGTAGTCCCATAATTGAGAACACTAATAATACCGCAAGGTCTTCCCACCCACCTGTGTATTGCAAGGTTGCCCAAACAATCACAGCAAGTATGAAAGGAAAGTAATACACGTATGGTACTCGTGTAACCCACCCTGCGAAATATGCCAGTCCATAACAAATGACGGCAGTAATTATTGTTCCAATTAGGAATGCGAAAGTCATGCTGTCAAATAATTTGTCGTCGTAAAATGTGTCAGGTGATCCTAAGTCGATTCCTAGGTATAAAAACAATCCCATCAGTATGGCGGCAAATGATGCACCCGGTATACCAAAAAGTACTGTTGGAATAAAAGAAGCGGCCTTCTGTGCGTTGTTGGCACCTTCTGCTCCTATCACTCCCTTGACGTTTCCATTGCCAAATTTCTCTTTAGGATTGGATGCAACTGTGGCTCCATAAGCCAACCAGTCTGCCATGGCCCCACCTAACCCAGGTAGTAGTCCTATGAATGATCCTATCATTCCTCCTCTGATGCTATCCTTCCAACATCTCACTGTGTCCTTTGCTCCTTGTTTTAAATCTTGCCAACTGCCATGCTCTGCTTTGATTGTGGCAGTCTGTTTTCTTTCAAACCATCCCTTCCAAAGTTCTGGTATTGCGAAAAGTCCTGCAACGTAGGGCAGTATCTGTATGCCATCTTCCAGATATCTCCAACCCATTGTGAAACGTGGTACGTTGTTGACATCAACTCCTACCAGTCCTATGGTAACTCCTAGCACTATCGCAAATGCACTTCTAACATATTTCCTAGTTGATACAAAACCAACAGTAACAAATGCCAAAAGCACCAATGCCCATAATTCAGGTATGCCCATGTACATGACAATTTTGGTGTACCACGGTAAAAACAAAAATGTTAATGATCCAAAGAACAATCCGTTCGCTGTGCTTGATGTTATCGCGGCCGACAAGGCTCTCGTTGCCTCACCGTTTTTGGCCATGGGAAATCCGTCCACCATTGTTGCCGCCGCAGAGTTGGCTCCAGGTATGCCCAACAGCACACCACTAAAAGAATCACCGGTTGTTGATGAGGCTACAACTGCCACACAAAAGATTACACCCAGATAAGGGTCGCCTACAAAGTAGGGCATGAATCCAAATAGTGTGATTAATCCTGTTGTGGCACCCGCGGCTGGTATAAGGCCAATGATCAAGCCATAAACAATACCTGCCATTAGTATAACAAGTTCCATAATTATCGAATTTGGGGGTTAATGCTGTGAACTTCACTTGGAGCGTTACAACAAAATATGTACTAGTAATTATCTTGCTTACTATATACTTTATATGAAATTGAGTCAACTACAAAAAGCAAGGATGTACTCACATCATGATCACGACATAGATAACATAGAAGAAGATTTTTGGCCTATTATGGGTACGCTTTTGACCATAATGTTGATCTGGACTGGATTTGTACATTTAATAGACTACTTGACTGTAGATAGTATCCCATGGTGGGCAGAACCATTTACTATTGTGCCTGTAATATTCCTACTCATAATGAAAGAGAAGTTTGATTCTCTTAATCCTCTGCATTGGTGGCCTTTGGTATGGGGGTACAAAGCGAGACTGCCGCAAGAGGATAGAATAACAATAAGACCGTTGGACACAGAAAGGATAATGGAACTGCATGGTGGGAGATTGAATGTGTATATCATCGATTACGAACATATAAAATTCCGTAAAAGAAAAGATGCTGTGGTCTTTACTTTGATGAACTCTTGAACACTGCTCCGTATTTCTTCTCGTAGAGTGTAACCTTCTCTGAAAGGTCTTTGACTATCTGTGAGTAGTCAGCATTTTGTACTTCCAGATTGCCTAGTTCTGCAGACAACTTTCTAATAATGTTGTCCTTCTCCTCTATGGCCACGGCTAGGGCCTTGATTTGGTCAGTAGTATTCATTACTTGCCCTGCTTTGCGTAGGCTTTGTAAGATCTCTTCTTGTGCTTGTTCATAGAGCTCATCTTGATCCTGCTCTTGTTACTGCCCTGAGAAGTTTTCTTAGGTCTGCCTTTTGTGTATCCTGAAACATTAAGTGCCATATAGATATATTATAGTAGACAGTTTTAATAGTCAAGTATATAATGTAAATATTATTATGATCAAATATCAATTGAGATGCAGATGCAATCACGAGTTCGAGGGTTGGTTTCCAAACAGCAAAGAATACAAAAGACAGAAGAACAAGGGACTTATCAACTGTCCCATGTGCGACAGCACCGCAGTTGACAAGGCCATAATGGCTCCGAATGTAAAAACTTCAAAAAACAAACCTATACCAGATGACTATTTTGTAATGGGCGAAAGTGCGGAACAGATACTGCGTAGACTCAACAAGAAGATCAAGAAAGATTACCAGGACGTTGGTAAGAACTTTGCTCGGGAGGCCAGGAAGGCACACAAGGGCAAACGCGACCAGAAGTTCTATGGTACGCCCACCAAGGATGAGACCAACAAACTGTTGGACGAGGGCATAGACCTATTCGCGGTACCAGACTACAAGGACAATTAATTTTCTTCTCTCTCCAGCACAGCCGTTTCACACGGCATTCCTGCTCCCCAAAACTTGCTATGTCTGAGACTGACAGTTTCCACTTTCAATCCGTGTGCCTCGAGTTTTTTGTCAAGATCCTGGGTATTGTAGGTTTGCACCACAGTCTTTTTGTCAACACTCACTGAGGATACGTCTACGTTTCCGTTTTGATCGTCAAAATCAATGAAAGATTTGAGCCATTCTGCTTCTCGCACCGCTTGTTCATCCTTTGAGAAAATCTTCTCTTTAAAACTGCGGTAATCAACTTCATATACACTTGTGTCTATTACTTCTATGCCTGGGTATACCTCTTGAAGCTCACCTTTAATATAGTCCACTGAGCCATTTGATGTGGCCACGTTTTCATTGAATATCCTTACTTGGTTGTCCATGTGATTGATAAATTTGTGTGACACGTCAACGAATCTGGTCTCAGGATACCATTTTGTGATAACATTTTGTATCCATTCTATGCCCCTGTCGGTGTTGCAGTGTTTTCTGTTATAAAGTATTTTGTTCTCCACTGGCACGAAACAAGGTCCGTCAATGCTGAATCCTTGATTGCCTGGCCAGTCGGCGTCAGCATAATCCTGTGTATCACTAGTCTCCAGGCAAAGGGGGTTGGTAAAAACGTACTTCCCGTCGGTGTGCATTCTTTCTAGACATTCTCTTAAGAAACCAAAATATGGTATCTGAGAATCGTCTGTGGACGAAAGGTAAAAAAGTAGATCACCATATGCAAAAAATCTATCACTCAAGGAGAAAGGCGGTTTGAACGATAAACTACTCCACTTGTTGGTAATGTATGGATCAAACTTGGGCCTGAACACTTCTATACCATGGTCCTTGTAGAAGACGGACAGGTTATCTAGATCTTTTTTGCTATCCTCCGCAATTTTTTCATACAATTTCCAGATTCTTATATCAAACAGGTTCTCGTAGGTGTGTTTCATGTATCCATGATCAGGGAAATCACCTACCATTACTTTTGTGATTTTATTGAAATTGTTTTTCGTCATTGGTCGATGATATTTAATGTTTGGAAAACAGGCACAGATATTTCCCAAAAACACTGTTTTTTCATCGGTTGACCAAATACACTTTCTAGTATATAATTGTAAACATGGAACGTAGGATAACAGAGATTGAAACTCCAGAGTTACGTAACCATATAATAACAATAGGAAAAGGAAAC